AATTATGAACCAGGAGAACCACTCCTCCAGACAGGAGGCCGAAACTAAAGAACTTAAAAAGAAAGTAGAGAATTTAGAAAAAATATTAGAACTACAACAAAAAACTAGAGATCACGATAGAAAATTTGGCAAATACGAAATGATGTAGGAGGTTATTATGGATGATGTTTACTTAGGTAATCCGCTTTTAAAAAAGGCCAATGTTGCTCAAGAGTTTACACAAGAACAAATTCTTGAGTTCATGGCTTGTAAGCAAGATCCTGTATACTTTGCAAAACAACATGTAAAGATTGTTTCTCTGGATGAAGGTCTTGTACCTTTTAAACCTTATGACTTCCAAGAGAAGTTAATTCAAAATTTCCACGAGAATAGATTTAACATTTGTAAGATGCCTCGGCAGACTGGTAAGTCTACTACATCTGTATCTTACTTATTACATTATGCAGTGTTTAATGATAATACTAATATTGGTATTCTTGCAAACAAAGCAGCAACTGCCAGAGATTTACTGGGTCGTTTACAAACTGCTTATGAGAATCTTCCTAAGTGGATGCAACAAGGAATCATATCATGGAACAAAGGTTCATTGGAGTTAGAAAATGGTAGTAAAATATTGGCAGCTTCGACTTCTGCTAGTGCTGTTCGGGGTATGTCTTTTAACATCCTATTCTTGGATGAATTTGCTTTTGTTCCCAATCACATCGCTGAGTCTTTCTTTGCTAGTGTTTATCCTACTATTACTTCTGGTAAAAGCACAAAAGTCATAATGGTTTCAACCCCTCACGGGATGAACCATTTTTATAGGTATTGGCATGATGCAGAGAAAGGGAAGAATGAATATGTACCAACCGATGTTCATTGGTCAGAAGTTCCAGGTAGAGATTCTGAATGGAAGAGACAAACGATTGCAAACACCTCGGAACAACAGTTTAAGATTGAGTTTGAGTGTGAGTTCTTAGGATCTGTTGATACTCTGATTGCACCGAGTAAATTAAGAACCCTTATATATGAACAACCAGGTAAATCTAGCGGTGGATTGGATGTTTTTGTTGATCCTATCAAAGGTCATGATTATGTAATTACCGTTGACGTAGCAAGAGGTGTATCTAAAGACTACTCAGCCTTTATAGTTGTAGATATAACTGAGTTTCCTCATGCAGTGGTGGCAAAGTATAGGAACAATGAAATCAAACCCATGCTTTTTCCAAGCATTATTCAAGATGTGGGAACGAAATATAATGATGCATTTGTTTTATGTGAAGTAAATGATGTAGGAGATCAGGTAGCATCTATATTAAACTTTGATTTAGAATATAAAAACCTTCTGATGTGTTCTATGAGAGGTAGAGCAGGTCAAGTTGTTGGTCAAGGATTCTCTGGTAAGAAAACTCAACTTGGACTTAAGATGTCTAAGACAGTTAAGAAGGTTGGTTCTCTTAACTTAAAAACATTGATAGAAGAAAATAAACTTCTTTTCACTGATTATGATATATTAAATGAACTTACAACCTTTATTCAGAAAGCAAACTCATTTGAGGCAGAGGAAGGATGTAATGATGACCTTGCCATGTGTCTGGTTATCTATGCATGGTTAGTAGCACAGGATTACTTTAAAGAACTTACTGATCAAGACGTAAGAAAAAGATTATATGAAGAACAGAAGAATCAGATTGAGCAAGATATGGCTCCATTTGGTTTTATGGATGATGGAATGGGAGAGGAGAGTTTCGTTGAGGATGGTGATAGATGGTTTCAAGCAGATGAGTATGGTGATAAATCATATATGTGGGAATACTTGTCCTGATGGAAATAGACAAGCAAATAAAGTTAGGACATTTATTGCTGTCTAATAGAATATGCAGAACATGCGGAGAAGAGAAGAATTTAATAGAAAGTTTTTATAGAACTCGTAAAGACAGAGGCCCTGTTGCATCTTCTTATTCTTATGAGTGTAAGGTATGTACGATTCAAAGAATAGTAAAGAATAGAAGAAAAGATAATCCCTTTACTGAATGGAATTACCCTGATTGGTAATTGTTCACGGCATGTTTCCCCGTCGAAAATGTCAAAAACAATAAATATTTTCAGGTAAAACAGAGTATTTCGGAGAAGAATATGGCGACTCCTCAATTATCTCCTGGAGTAGTAGTTAGGGAGGTTGACCTAACTGTTGGAAGAGCAGATAACGTATTGGCAAATATCGGTGCTATTGCAGGTCCATTTAAATTTGGTCCTGTAGAAGAAGCAATTGATATCACCACTGAACAAGATTTAATCAACACATTTGGAAAACCACTCTCAACTGATAGGCAGTACGAGTATTGGTTGAGTGCATCATCTTTCCTCTCATATGGTGGTGTTCTTAAAGTTGCAAGAGCAGATGGTGCAACACTTAACAATGCAAACGCAGGTGCTCCAATTGGAGGAGTTGGTATTGCTTCTACAAGTAATATTAAGATTAAGAACTATGATGACTATCAAGGAAGTTATACAGATATAACAAGTGCATGGACATGGGCTGCTAAAGATCCTGGTACATGGGCAAACAACCTTAAAGTATGTTTTATTGATGACATAGCAGATCAAACTGTCGGATTCTCTACAGTCGATCTGAGTAAGTTTGGTTTTACAATTGGATTAGGTGTTACGTGGGCATACAGTGGAACAACAGCAGGAGTTGGTACTACTGCTACTGAAAATGGATATGTAAAAGGTATTATCACTGGAGTTGCTACTAACACAAGTACAACTGAACAAAGTACAATTGATGTTAAGATTGTATCCAAAGTTCAAACCACAGGTGCAGGGGCTACTGAAACTGCAATCGATTATGCTCAGTTTGATCCTCAAGCATCAATAGCAAAAGGAAATACCCTCTTTGCTGTTAATAACTCTGGTATTAATACTGATAATGGATCTACTTTATTAGAAAATAGTTTGATTACTGGTGTTACTACGGTATCTGATTGGTATAATAATCAAACACTTGATCTAACAAACTCTACAATTTATTGGAAACAGATTGCATCAAAACCAACTACAAGTAGATATAGTGAAGAAAGAAGTGGTAGAAATGATACCATGCATGTGGTCGTAGTAGATGATGATGGTAGTATAACAGGGATTCAAGGAAGTATTCTTGAGAAGAGTACATTCCTTTCTAAAGGTTCTAACTCTATATCTGATACTGCTGCACCTGAAAGAAGTTACTATAAGGACTTTATTGCTCAACAATCAGCATACATATATCCTGGTTTTAATGCATCTAGTGCAGTTGATAGTTACTTCAATACTGAACCAACAGCAACAGGATTCACTACCTATTCAGGCGTTAAGTCAGATTCATTCACTGCACTTGGTACTGCTGCAGGTCTTTGGGGACAAGAAACTCAAGGAATTATCTTTAATGCTATCGGTAATGTAACATATCCTCTTGGTGGTGGTGTTGACTATGCTGCTTCTGGTGGTACTGAATTCAAGGCAACTCTGGGTTCACTGGTAGATGCATATGATTTATTCTCTAACTCCGATGAGGTAGATGTTAATTATCTAATCATGGGGCCAGGTTGTGGTGCTAAAGATGAGTCTCAAGCAAAAGCAAATAAACTCATTGCGATAGCAGAGCAAAGAAAGGATTGTGTGGCTGTTATTTCACCACATAGATCAGATGTTGTAAATGTTACTAAAGGAGAAAATCAAACAAACAATGTGGTTGAATTCTTCTCTCCACTAAATTCATCATCTTATGGTATATTTGATAGTGGATATAAGTACATGTATGATAGATTCAATAATGAGTTTGTATATGTTCCATGTAATGCTGACGTAGCAGGTTTGATGGTCAGAACAGAGATTGAGGCATATCCTTGGTTCTCTCCTGCTGGTCAACAAAGAGGGGTCTTGAACAATGCAATTAAACTTGCATATAATCCTAAGAAATCTCAAAGAGATACACTCTATGAGTCAAGGATTAACTCCATTATTAATCAGTCTGGAACTGGTATTCTTCTCTACGGTGATAAGACCGCATTGAATTATGCATCTGCATTCGATAGAATCAATGTTAGGAGACTATTCTTAACAGTTGAAAAAGCACTTGAAGCAGTTGCAAATGCTCAACTCTTTGAATTCAACGATGAAATAACTCGTGCAAACTTCAGTAATGTGGTTGAGCCATACCTAAGAGATGTTCAAGCAAAGAGAGGACTCATTGATTTCCGAGTCATCTGTGATGAAACTAATAATACTCCTAGTGTGGTTGATAATAATGAATTCCGTGCAGACATCTTCTTGAAACCCACTAAGTCTATTAATTATGTCACCCTTACTTTCGTTGCTACCAGAACTGGAGTCAGTTTTGAAGAAGTAACTGGAAGAGTTTAACTTTATAATTAATTACATAGGAGAAATTAACCAATGGCCAGTTTAAAAACCATTACCCAATTTAAGTCGAGACTTGC